ACCCAAGCCATCGTCGTGTTCCAAGGCACGAACCTCGACGACAAGTACGAGAACGAAGGCACCTACCGCCGCGATCTCATCTTCAACGTCACCTTCGACACGCTGGACACCTACACGGCCTACGAAGTGACCGTGGTTCAGACGCCCGTCTCGTCGCTCCCGTAGCGGCTCGCAGACCTTCACCCCTTCCAATCACCCCGCTCTCAGGAGAACGCCGATGCGCGCGCTCACGGTCACGCATGCCTTCGGCGACTACGCCCCAGGCGATCAGATTACCGACAAGGCCGAGATGAAGGCCGCGCAGGAAACCAACCCCGGCCACGTCGTCGCGGTGAACCTGCCCAAGCCCGACAAGGCTGACGACACAGCAGATGCGCCCAAGAAGGCCGCCAAGGCCGACGAGGCGAAGTCTGCGACCGATACCGCCGCTCCGGCCTCAGCGCCGTCCACGGCCTCCTGAAGCCAATTCCAACATCAATCTGAGGAACGGCGATGCCTGCATTCCGCGACGGCACGGCCAACGTGCTTGGCCTGACCAACCCCGGCGTTTATGTCAACCAGATCCTGCCGAACGGGTTCGTCGCAGGACTGCCGACCAATTTCCAGGCGAAGGTCGGTGTCGGCTCGTGGGGTCCGGTCAATGCCGTGACCGCTTTCAGCGATCCGACGAGCTGCCCCTATGGCCCCCCGCAGAACCGGCCCTACGACATCGCCAAGCATGTCGCGGTGGCCTGCCAGCAGGGCGGTCAGATCAACTTCCGCGGCGTGCGCGTCACGGACGGAACCGATGTCGCGGCGACCGGCACCGTGACTGGTACTGGCGGCGGTTCCTTCACCGCCAAGTACACTGGCACGCTCGGCAATCAGATCTCTGTCACGTTCCAGCCGACCGCCGCCATCGGTGCGTTCGCCTGCGTGGTCAACTTCCCGGGCCGGACGCCCGAGCGGTTCGACAACATCGGTGGTACGGGCGCGGCGTTCTGGACGAACCTCGCTTCCGCGATCAACATCGGCACGAGCCAGCGCGGCCCGTCTAACTACGTCGTGTTCACCGCGAGCACGATGACCGCGGCGCCGACCGTCAACACACCGCTGACCCTCACGGGCGGCACGGATGGCGCGACCGCGATCACCAGTTCGATCCTACTCGGCCAGCAGACCCCGACCCGCACCGGCATGTACGCCCTGAGCGGCCTCCGCGCCGACGCATCGGGCTACCCCGATACCTTCGCGCTGTGCGACTGCACCGACACGTCGATCTGGAACGCGATGCTCTCGTTCGCGATCCAGCAGTCCATGCTGGCGGTGGTCACCCTGCCGTCCGGCGGCTCCATCAGCAGCGCGGTCGCGGCTCGTGTCAGCGTTGCCATCGACGATCCGTCCATCAAGATCATCGCGGGCGATTGGCCGACCGTCTACGTGCCGTCGCTCGGCTCCATCCTCGTGTCGCCGACTGCCGTGTATCAGGGCCTCGTCGGCAACCTCTCACCCGAGCAATCGCCGATCAACAAGCCGCTGATCGCAGTGTCGGCGACGCAGACCTCCCAGACCGGCGTGCTCACGTCGGATGCGGATGAGAGCATCGCCCAGACCGGCGGCATCGACTTCATCGGCCGGTCGGCGGCGCTGAACCAGGACTTCTTCTCGTTCATGACCGGGCGGAATGCCTCATCGAATACGGCCGCGAACGGCGATGAGTACACGCGCCTGACCAACTTCATCATCCGCGGGCTTCAGGGCGCCGCGACCCGCGCAATCGTCGGCAAGCTGCAGTCGTACAAGCCCGACGATCCGACCCGCGCCAAGGCGGATGCGGTGCTCACCAGTTTCTTCGCTGACCTCGCGAACCCTGCGTTCGGTTCGGACGGCTACGGCCTGATCGACGCGGCTTCGGTGGACACGAGCTTCGGCCCCGGTCGCCCCAACACGGCGTCGACCGTCTCGCGCGGCTTCCTGTTCGCGTTCTGCGCCGTGCGCTACCTAAATGTGGTCCGCTACTTCGTGATCAAGCTGGCCGGCGGCAACAACGTGTCGATCACGGTGCAGGGCACCGCGCCGACCTCGGCCACAGCCGCTGCGCTCGCAGCCTAATCCAGCCTCGCATCTCTTAAGCAAAGGAGGCCGCGATGGCCGTCAATAATATGTCGGTGGGGCGCGATTACAGCCTCGTTTTCTACGACAGCAACAGCGGTAGCGTGCTTGATCTCGGCGACGTTCAGTCGTTCCGCATCAGCGCGGTGAAGCACGATATCAAGAGCATGCCGTACAACGGTCCGCCGCGGTTCGGCTACATCCCTGACGGCTATCGCTTCTCGTTCACGATCACCCGCGTCGGCCCCGATCTGGAAAACTTCCAGCTCGCGCAGACCGCCTCATTTGAAGCCGGCAACCACGTCACATCCGGGTATCTGAACGAGACCGTCCGCAATCCCGACGGCACAGTGAGCCGCTACCAGTACACCGGCTTCGTGTTCTGGAACGGCGACATTGGTGACGTGTCTCGCGATCAGAACGTGAAGGTCGCGGCGGAAGGTATGGCGTCGCAGAAGGTGCAGCTCGCTTGACCAAGACCGAGGAAATCGAGGCCCGCCGGGCCAAGTACAACCGCATCGAGCGTGCGGTTGACGAGATGGGGCGCACCATCGGCGTCAAGATGCTCAAGCCGTCCCAACGCACGCGCGTTGAGGAGTTGGCCCCGGGCTTGGATGGCTACAACGTTATCGTGGATGACGACCGCGCCTCCAAGACCTACGGTCGAGAGCTGAAGATCCCGAAGATCGTCAATCTGATGGTGGCGGCGGCGGTCTGCGAGATCGATGGCTCGCCGATCACCTTTGCCAAGAACCGCCCAGAGTTGGACGCGATCTTGGATCGGCTCGACACCGAGGGGCTAACGGCTGCCAATGAGGCGATGTCGCGCTTCTACGTAGACGAGACCGCCGAAGGTGGCGAGCAGGGCCAGGGAGGCCCCGATGCCGCAAAAAACTCGCAGGAGACCCCCTCTTCAGACAAGCCTGCTGGCTGATGAAGAACGGGGTCCCGATGGACGCCGCCTTCGCGATGTGCCCCATCGATACCTCTGAGACCCCGCTCGATGTCGAGGGCTTGGCCATGGCCGTAGCGTTCGGAGAGATCGAAGGCGGCCAGTTCGACTGGGACAGCATGGAGTGGATTGAGCGCAATGGCTGAATTCGGCTCGCTCGCCCACTTCGCTGCCCACCTGACCGGCATCGTAGCCGCCGAAGAGCACATCAAGCATCATGCGCTTGAGGAAGCCGCCAAGCTCGTTCAGAAGCGAGCGAAGGAGGTCATCGGCACCTACGATCTCGGCTGGAAGCAACTTGCCGAGTCCACGCAGAAAGAGCGCGAAGCCCGTGGCTTTTCAGCCAACGAGCCGCTGCTCAGGAAGGGTGACCTGCGAGACAGCATCGAGCACACGATCGGCCACGACGAAGCGCGCGTGGGGTCCAATTCCGACGTGGCTGTCTGGCAGGAACTTGGCACCAAGCGCATCCCGCCCCGCTCGTTCCTCATGGGCACGGCGGTTGAGCAGGAGCACAAGCTTCACGAGATCCTTGGCATGGGCGTCGCTAAGAAGCTGATCACGGGCTCAAAATAATCCCGATTAGCGAGAGGCTGCCGAACAGCACGCCGGCCAATGCGACAATCAAGGCGCCTCGGCACAGCATGTAGATGAAGGTGCCGAACCCTTCGGCTGCCCGGGCGAGGATCTTGCTAGGGGGCCTCGGCACTCGCCGAGGAAGAACGATCCGTTCAGACCGGATACGGCCCTCTACAGTTGCGGGCTGAGGGCGGCGCGGAGGCCAATCCCATTCTTCAAACGGTTGGCTCATTTGGCGTCCTTGCGCTGGATCTCGGTGAGATATTCGTCGAGGATCATCCGGACGGCTTCGGGACGCGACACGGCCTTCTGTGAGAGTGCGATAAAGGCATCAAGCAAGGCAAGCTGGTGCGGCTGAAGGCGGACTAAGACAGGCGTTCCGGTTTGCTCAGGACGCCGCCTCCGCGCTTTCGTGATATCACCAGTTGACGTGTTCATCTCTCGTGATATCACGGAGATGGCCGAAGATGAAGGGGCTCATCGCTCTTCATTGGCCGCAGGCGCCGGTCAATATGAGGGAACCTTATGGCTTTGAGGCCAGGGTACAAGGAATACATTACGTCGCCACGATGGCTGGCGCTGCGTCTTGAAGCTCTTGAACGCGATGGCTACCGTTGCCGTGGATGCGACACGACAGAGCACCTACAGGTTCATCACCGCCGCTACGCCTCGGTTCTGGGGTGCGAAACCGTTGATGATCTGACGACTCTGTGCGCCGGTCCCGGCGGGTGCCACCACGCCATCTCTCAGGCTTTGAAGCGGAAGAAGGAGTGGCAGGTTTCCGCGGCAGCCGTGATCCGCAGGGCTACGAAAGAACGCAGGGGAACCTACGAAGAGGCGCTGGCCCTTTTTGACTACCAGCCCGAAAGCGGATGCTTGCTCTGGAGGGTTAGGCGAGGCCCGAATGCTCAGATTGGGCAAGTCGCTGGGTCAACGCTAACTTCTGGCTACCGCTCGGTCTATTTCAATGGGCGGCAAGAGTACGTTTCGCGAGTCGTGTGGCTTATTCACAATGGCGATTGGCCCACGTACGAAATTGGCTTCAAAGATGAAGACAGGGGCAACACTAGGATCAGGAACCTCTACGAGATTTCGAGGCCTGACCTTGCTCGATTGTGCTGCCGCCGTCGCGGTAAGTTGAGCGGCCGGATCGCTGCCTTAGTTTAGGGCTTGGTGATCAGGCCCGGCATCGTTGAGCCGGCAGGGCCGATTAGGCTCCATGCGTTTGAGCACCAACGAAGAGCACCATTAGCGGCAAGGCCTTTGCGCAACGAGGCTGTAGCTTCATCCATCTCTTTTTTATTCATCGGCTCTTCCTCATCGCTGATGTTGGCCATTGTCCGTAACATCAGCAGCTTGCCCATGTTGGCAGACACGCCGGGGCAGTTTTGTTCGGCCAAAACCGCCATTGGAAATGCTGAAGCGTAAGCGGTCATGAGTGTGTAGTGATCAGCTTGCGCCGATTGTTTTGCATTCTGCGCTATGGCCGGCATTGAGCTTAAGGCGATAAGCGATAGCGCCGCGCATAATTTCATGTGAGCACCTGAGCATTCGATGGATGTTTACAAAGTCGCCGTAGCTCTGAGCATGACATCGAACGCCCCGGCGTTCCTGTCCGCTCTGAGCAGCAAGCTACTCCACGTTCATGCCCAGGTGAAAGACCTGGAAGGTGGCCTGACTCGGCTTAATCGCATCAAGCTAGCCGTTGGCGGTGGTTTGGCGATTGCTGGGGGTACGGCCGCTTTGGCTGTCGTGGGCAAGATGGTCGATAAAGGTAACGAGCTAGTAAAAATTCAGCAGAACATGGCCCAGGCCGGCGTAAAAGCGGCCGAGGTGCAGGAAGCTTATGCCGAAGCCTGGAAGCTGACAGCCAAGTACACTAATGTCGGAGCTGCCGAAGCCCTCAAGGCTATCAACGAGGGAAGGGCCATATTCGGCTCACAGCACGAAGCTACTCACCACGGTGAAGACTTCGTAAAGATGATTTCGTTCTTAAAGTCATATAACGGCGGGAAGCATAGCGGCGGCGCCAATGAATTTGAGCGCGAAGCCGTTTCAGCCATCAAGTCTGCCGAAATTGCCGGCAAGGTAACCCCCAAAGAGATGGGTGAGCACTTAAAGCAGTTGACCGCCATGCGTGTGATGTACGGCGATCAGCTGAAAATTAGCCAGTACCTGACTGCGCAACGGGCTGGCGGAGCCGCGCTGCGCAACACGTCCGATGACTTCCGTTACGGGATGTTCCCCGCCTTGGTGCAGGAGAACGGCCCTGGTGCCGGCGTCATGCTTATGACGGCATTCAACAAAATCGTGGCGGGCACGGGGAACAAGACACAATCCATCCGTCAAATGATGGACATGGGGCTGCTCAACAAGTCTATGGTCGATTTCGATAAGGATGGCCGTGCTGTCCGTCTGAAGGACCCCGCGGCTATTAAGAACAGCCACGAGGCGGCTCTAAATTTTGGCGACTGGGTGATGAAGACCCTGCGACCATTGCTTGACAAGAAGCTTGTTGGCCTGACTGGAACGGACAGGAACATCCGCGAGTCACAGCTTGTGGCGAACATGTTCCCAGACCGGAATGCACAAAAGGCCGTCATTGAGGTTCTGCAGCAATATACCAAGCTGCAGAAAGATGCTGCGCTCATGCAGCAGGCCCGCAAGCAGCTCGACCGGACTGACGAGAAGGGCTATCTCGACAAATCCTGGGAAGGCCAAAAGCAGGCGTTCCACGAGCAGTGGGAGAACTTCCTACAGGCGCTCGGCGCCCCCATGGTCGCCGTCGCCACACACAATTTAGCTAAGGTCAACGAGGCGCTGTCGGGCATGGCTCAGTGGGCCGCCCGTCCCGAGATGGCCGGCACTATTGAGGCAATCGGCAAAGGTATTGCTGCCGCAGCCGCAGCATTGACTGCTGGAGGTGCAGCAGCCCTACTCGCAGCGATCGGACCGGCAGGCTGGATGGTCGCTGGCCTGACCGCACTGGTCGCCATCGACTTCAAGGGAGCGCAGCAGCAGTACGACTTGGCCAAGCGCGACATCGGCCTGATCGCCGATTTTGCGAAGTGGGCTGGCGAGAAGGTGGACCAGATGGCCACTCTGCTTCAGCCGATTACCGCCAAGATTAGCGGTCTCACCGGGAAGGGCGGAGCAGAGGGCGAGGGCGATCCTATGGGGCGCTTCGTCACCAGCTTGATAGGTGGCATCCGAACCCTCGCCAATAGCCTCGCGCCCCTTTCGGCTCAGTGGGAAGAGACCAAGACGAAGTTCTATGCTGGCATTTCCGGCTTTGTGACAGAGCTTGGTACGTCCGCCAGCAAACTCGGTGAGGAAATCAAGTCGTGGCCGGGGCGGCTTGCTAGTGCCATCGCTGAAATGGGAGCGAGCATGGTCGCTGCCATCGGTGACATGCTCAAGAGCCTGTTCAGCAAGCTTAATCCGTTCAGCAAAACGGCATTTGAGGGTGGCGACGGCCTTGGTGGAATGATCCAGAATGCTTCATTCAGCACGGGTGACGGGGCGAATGACAATGGCTCATTCGGCGGGGCGTCAGGCGTTGCCCGATCCCTCGGTCGTGGCGGCCTAGGGGGCAATGGCGGCGGAGCCGGTGGGGGGGCTGCCGGCACAGCCCTTGGTAATCTCGGTTCAGGGGGTGACTACACCGCTGTAGTTGGCGGCAAGACCTATCGCTCAGCCTACAATGCCGGAGGCAAAGAGCGGGTCGCGTCTTGGCTGACCATGCTTCAGCGCCCGGTCGGCGAGGGCGGTCTCGGCATGCCGGCTGACAAGGCCCGAGCGATGGTCGCGATGATGCAGGGCGAGTCCGGCATCAACCTGAACCCCGGCGCTATTGGCGATCACGGCACATCCATCGGCACGGCGCAGTGGCATGCTGGACGCGCTCGGCAATTGCTCGCTTTGGCCCAGAAAATGGGTCTGAGTTGGCGAGACGTGCGGGTCCAGCAGCAGATGTTCCGCAACGAGATGCTGGGGGCCTATCGCAAGAGGGTCTACGATCCCATCATGGCTGGGCCTGGCGGGGATCACGCCTTGGCGGTCGGCATCGACAAGTTCGAAAGCCCCGCCAAGAAAGCGCTCGCGTACCGCTTCCGGCATCCCTACCTGCAGGGGCTGCGTCGGAATGGGGCTGGTGAGCACCCGCTAGCTGAGACGCCCACCGCGCCGAAGACGGCCCCGCCGCCTCCGAAGCCCGCGTCCAAGCAACCGATCATGGTGGACCTCCACATGGACGGGAAGAAAATGGGCCGAGCCATCGCCATGCACCAAGCCGACGATCATCTCTTTCCGAAGAAGGCCGGCGGCATGGACACCCACGGCTCGTTCCGCTCACCCGGCACGCCTGTCACGGATGCGGCTTAAAAAGTCATGTCCGGGGGCA